GGAGATGAGGAGCGTTTTGAACAGAAAACGCATAAGACCTATAGATTCCCGGTCCCGACTCGCGTCATGGTCACCAAAGGCCATAACAAACACCTTCTCCTTCGCACGAATCTTGAACGTTTGACCCATGCCACCCGGAACATGGATGAACAAGTTTGTGACGTGCTTTCCAAACGCCTGTTTAACAACTTAGCAGAAGAATTCGACTGGACCCTCCCTGCCAATTTCCACCATCAAACCTTCCTAGAGGCAATAGAGAAAATGAACCTTCGCGGCCACGATATGTCTGATCTTAAAGCTAGCGTGGATTGGAACGAAGGTTATGTGAGTCTCGTCAAATCCTTCCTCAAGGCCCAGCAAAAACCCTGCCTGGGTAAAGATCCCCATTCAATGGATAAGGCCGGTCAAGGTATCAGCGCTTGGGACAAAACCCTCAACACCCTTATGTCACCATGGACCCGCGCCCTCGAACAAGTCCTTGTGAACCAGAGCCATGGTAAGATCCGCGTCATGTCTCAGATGACTGACCTTCAAGTCATGGCCATTCTCGAACAAGACGGATTACCCTCTGACAAATTCCTCGATAACGACTGGACCCAATTCGACTCGAACCAAAATAACCTGACCCGTTCCATCCTTTTGCGCGCCCTCAAAGAAATTGGCTGCCCCCCGATTCTACTCGAACATTTTGAGGAACAACTCAAAACCAGACGTATCTGCACCGCCCAGAGCTCCCTCCAGGTTAACGACAAGAAGGACTCCGGTGCTCCACACACTCTTGTTGATAACTGCCTCTTCAACCTAGCCATTTGCATGGATCTGATGGCCGGCTATCGTCATCTTTACATCAAAGGGGATGATTCTCTGGCCAGAGGTGAGGACGTTTCATTTGATATGGATAAGATGAAATATTACGTCAACACCTGTGGGTTCAAGTTCAAACCTAACGCCGCAAAATCAGGTCAGTTTGTTTCCTTCCTTGTTAACGCCCAAGGCGTTGCCCTCGACCTTCCCCGCGTCACCGCGAAAGTCCTGTCTCGCTGCTACACTGACCGTGACGATTTCCTTAAATACCAG